GGAGGGTGTAGGAGTTGGTCACTATTCGTCACGGTATTTTATATACCCCCATGTGACGTCGTTTTTTATGAGAAAAATTTTTCATTATGAGGAACAGGCAAACGACCGCCCGGTCCAATTTAAAGGCCATAATCGGCCTTCAAGATCACCCTTGACGCCACACAATCGATAGCATCCCCGAATTCGGAGTGCTCAGTGTAGTTGAGAAGGTCAAAGTAATCTTCCAACGTAAAGTTGGGATCAAAGTTGGAGTAACGAACTATCAACTCGTGGTCAGGCACAAAAGGTGTGCTGACCACTTGGTAAGTTGAGAGTTCTGCACTCCAATAATTTTTGTAAACGGGTGCGCTAGGTGCGTCAAACCGTTCACAAAGGACTTTGCGCAGGGAATTATTTCCCATGTGCTTAAAGCCCTTAACCACTCCAGAATTATATTGCTCAGACTTACGTTTGAAGTCGGCAAAACTAAAGTGGGCCACATGTCCATCCTTCTGGCCCAGTGTTCTAAGTACAACCCCCAAGTTCAAGACTGGGTAAAGTTGTCCATCAATTCCTCTGCACGGGGAGTGCTTTAGGAACTGCAAAGAATGATAACTAGAGCAGATCTCAAGGCTAATTTCGAAGCCCGCAAAAGAAGCTGCGAGTTCGAGGGCTGCCGAGATCTCAACATCTGTAGCGTTGTGTGACAGGTTATCAATCTCAGATGAGAAAGATAAACCTATAACGCTAGTAGCGATGTTGTCCAGAAAGGTGGTGAGGACAGAACCAGAAGATAGTGCTGGGCGTAAACAGTTCACGCTTACCATCTTCTTATAGTTCCTGTCTCTCAAAGTGCAAGGAGTGCTGCATTGCGCCACAACAGCGGCGGCAAGCTTCTCTAACCCTTCGGAGGAAAGGATATCCTGAGCACATTTAAAAATGGCAGGACCAATAGAGCAGTCGCACTTCTTGATGTCGACGTTGGCCATCACCCTCCTACCATTAGGGAGGGTGAATGACAGACATGAATCATCGGAAAAGAAATACAAAACTTTCCCTTGACCGTCGACAAGATCGCGAAATACCTCAATCAAGGCATTGGTGGAGGGGCAGGGTACAAAGACCATAACCATACCATTGACAGTTATGGGCTCGACAAACGCCTTCTTGGCGAACTCCAAAAGGAATCCACCAAGGAGGCTACCGGCCACTCCAAAGTCACCAATCACACGCGGATATTTGCCGGGTTTGGCAAACTCGGGTATCTTGAGTTTATAACTAACACCGACACAATAGGCGGAATAGTCCTCAAGTTTCCCTTCGTCTCTAAGCATGTTGTAGGACCTAATGCGCAATTTGCGCTTAGGGTGAGTACGATGGGCGTACTCATGCAACATGGTCTGAATGTCGCAGTCTGGTGAGAGCTTCTCAATTCTCTCTCTGACTGTCTCTTTCCATTCACGAAACCCGTCAATAGAGGCGATGTTTTCCTGGCTCCCTCTCAGCCAATCATCGTAACCTCTCTCCGTGCGTAGCGCAAATTGGCGCCTCATCATCATGGAGTAGTTATGGGACGAATGTCCATAAACCACCCCAGAATGTAAAAAATGAGGACCAAAATACGTCTTTACCGCGGAACTCTCAAGCTCACTCCACTTAGGGAACTCAAGAGTACGATAGGACAGCTCGTCACGCCTAGTGACACCAACAAAAGCTCCATTGCATTCATACAAACTGGCTTGAACACAATCGACACTCTCGCTGACGTAAGGGCATAAGCATGCCGAGCCATCCACATCTAGTTTGGCCGCCCCACTGGGACGGCCGCTCTACCAGAATACAAGCCATTCGCAACATCCTGCGCATGGTAACTATGTAATATCTGATGAGCCCTCCTCACCGAGTTGTTTACAACATCGATGTCCAAAACCTCAACGTACTCCTCAATACTCTTATACCAAGAGTTAGGGAGGTGAGCTTCGATATTGGAACGCCTGTACTTCTTCACCAAGAAAGTAACTAAGCCTTCATGGCAAGTAACCATGGAATCGTGGGTTAGCCCACGGCGTGCTAGAAAATCCGCAGGGTCAGGTTTGAGTGACATCACACCCCCAAACCACCTGAACCCAATGTATCTAGCAGTTGAGTTATACTGCCTGTGGACCAGTTCCACAACGGCAGGTGTTCTCAACCTAACGAGGTGCCTGTAAGCGACGTACACCATCATGTAACACACGATGAACTCCGCCAACAACAGGTCCCAATAACCCCGTTTTCGCATGTCGTGAAAATAACACGAATTGCGCGACATGAAGTCATACAAAACGTCGTTATGACGACAAACCATGGGTAGCGGAGCGCAAGCGACCATGACGATCATGAAGACCAGAGTTATCTTCATAGGAATGACAAACATGTCAACGTCACGAGTTGAGGCTAGAGGTACGGACCCGATCACCACGTTGGCGAGATTAAAAGGATCGATCGCCACCTTAGGTTTATCAGGTCTATCCTCTTTAGTCGAAGTCTCCGCAGACCCACTGGCGTCTGGGAGTTTTGACTCCGCCTGGGCGGTGTCACAAAACTTCATCTCAGGCCGGTGATTGAACCTACAACGCTCTCTGGTACACTTACCTTTAGCCCACCACTTACAGTCCTCACTCTTGGTGGACACTGCTTTCGAGCGGCTACTAACGCCCTCGAGCTGGGTTAGACCGGCGTCAATTCCGCTAGACTTGCGGAGCCGGTCACCAACCTTTGATGTTGGGACATTGTCCAAATCATCAGAACCGGTCGCCTCCCCGTTGGCGCCGTTGATCTGTGACTCGGTGAACACATGCTCCCCCATCAACAAAGCCCAGACAACTGACCAATCTTCATTGGTGATGATGCTGTCTGGGATAACATCGTTATTGACTAGGCTTATCTCGCCTAGCTTGGACACGATGAGTCCAACTCCACCCCGGACGCCGATATCATCACTCGGCGCCACCAACCAATCCCGTACGGGAAGTTGCGGGTTTTGTTTCTCCGGATCCGCTAGATCCGGTGGTCCCTAAAGACCAATCACCCCTCTGACCACGCCTGTGGCAGAAACAGCCACAGGGGAGCCAAGGGCGGCCCTAACTCCATCCATGAGCAATTTCCAATTGCTCTCATTTGGGTACGCCATCTTCCTAGTCGAAAGCTGCGATGCAGCTGTCAAAATGGCGTACACAGACGACACGTCAACGCTGTTAGGCGTGCATGCGGATGCAGCAGTGCGGCCAGCATACTCCAAATGGTAGATGATGTCTACGTGGAATGTGCTACCGGGTACGCCGTTCACCATAATGCACGCGACAGGCGCACCGATTGGAACGGCGACACCATCAACCTGTTGCGTCTTGGTGTAGCTAGGCTGACCACCATCATTCCATATGGTATGGAACTTACCGTCAGGTCCCATTGGGTACATGAGCCGCAAGTTGGTTGACTCGGTGGGCCCGGGGTATCCCGCTTCAGATACAGCCACAGGGGCAATGACTAGATCACATGGCTTGCGCGTAAAAGGACAGATGTCACTCTCACTAAATCCCTGTAGACCAGCCACGGACACACCGGCTAAATTGCCATGGGTAGGGTGCTGAAGTAGAGTGCACATACCTGACTCATTAAGCTTGGTCCCTGTGTACGTGATGCGTACACCCACAGCCACCACTCTACCGGCTAGTGATGGTTCCGCCTCGCCGTTGGTCCTTATCACCTGCTCAGCAAAATAAGGCCCATTGTGCCCAGTGGAGCCCACACCAGCAGTGTATGTGTCAGTCGCGCTCAGCACTGAGACCCTATCGCCAGCAAAAGCTGAAACAGAGAAATATGCGGAAGGCATATTGCTCGCGATACTGGGGTTGACGGCGACAAAGCCGAAGCCAGATGCGCCAATAGCAGCGTCGAACCTGGAAAAAGCGGTAACCTTGTGCGAGTCAGGCGCCGGGTACAGGGGAAAGCAAGCCCCCCTTGCCTCGGAAGCGTGGGGTGAAGCTATGGCGGTTGCCAACTTGGCGGCGCATGCCGTCATCTTGACGGAGCCTAGTGCGTTCCTCGCGAAGGAGGAATTCATCACTCTAGATGCCGCTGTTACCATTGCACCGGGTCTCCGTGACCCGGATGTGGGAGGTTTGCGCCCCCCTTTCTTCTGTGGTTTACCACGATTGTTGGATTTTTGATTATCCGATTTGATGCCTCTCGTCATTGATTTTTGACGTATGCCCTAAATAGGGTTTCGGGTTTCAGAGTCCCCACGTACTAAGTTTTAGCTAGGCCGAATCCACAGTGTTGGCTGTGGCACTAAGGGGAGCAGATGGCCCACCCTCAGAGTTCGCTATACTTCGTCGTACATCATGCTAGCGCGTGCCTGTGTGCTATTCATCACACACAAGACCCGTAATCTGCTAACACAATGTTTTTCACTCGTGCACGACATCGTCGTGCTGACCTCAACCTCTCTGTTGAGGATCTTACCGGGTTAGCGATTATCAAAAGACATCCTTTCTAACCCGACATATATCAACCTGGCGTGGATTGCTGCCACGGGGCCTATGACGTGATCATATCACACGTCACTAAGGCTTGCCCCCACTAGGGGATCAGGTCATCGCCACTGGTAATGAGCCAGTAGTGGATGGGGTTTCGGCATTGCTCAACAAGCCATAATTTCCCCCTTCCGTTCCCCCACGGGGAACGACTATGTGCTGCACCGCGTTTACCAGCAAAATAAATTGCCTCCTCGGAATGTTACTTCCGCGCGTCACACACTTCATGCAGGTTGTATCCTGCCACAGCCCAGAGCATTAGAGTTTTCAAAATTCTAATCCTCTGAGGGTGATGTCCCATTTAGGACTACGACAAATAAATGCCATACCATTACGTGGTTAGCGTGTGTCTCAGCCCCGCCTACGCTGAGTTCCGTCCTACCCCAAGGGTGGCCCGTGCCATAAGGCTGCATCGACTCCCATGTCGATGGATTTCTG